GTAGTTTTGAATTTACATCCATCATGACTACACTCCGTAGTCTTTTTACATATCTTCTTCTTACAATCTAGGCAAGAACCCTTGAGTATAAGAATGGCATCGCATCCACGAAAGAAGAATCGGCAGGGAATCTTACCTTCTTTCAGTAGTTGTTCGTGCCGAAAATTACGCTGATGCCGACCACAGTATCCGTTATCGGATGGTGGAAAATGGCATGAAAGTCTCTTCCTGGAACCCTCTAAGACTATAGCTTTACATGTCTCCATTTATTAAATGCGGACATTAGAAAATTTAGTTTTATTCAAATTTTTTGTCCTACTGTATTTTCCAAAAAAAACAGAAAATAAAAAATTTTGTACTGTAAATACAGTACGTTTAGTTGCTGTAAGCAAGTCCACCCATACCGGACATGATGCGGAGAACGTTGTAGTTGACGGCGTAGATGCGGACCTGCGCTGTGTTATATGTGTTGACCGTGTTGTTGGAGAGGGTGAGGAGGAGTGTGGCGTTATCAATACGCGAGAAGTTGCAGCTGCCGGATGGCTGGTGCTCTTCGGGCTTGAGGGCGAACGAGTAGACGTTGATGCCGACCGCGGGGATGTTGGTGTGGTGCTGGTAAGGCTGGACCAAGTTGAAGTAGCGACCCTCGCGCTCCGAGAAACGGTCGTGTCCGTTGAGCTGGATCTTGGCGGTGACGACAGGGTTGTAGCCAGCCATGCCCTCCACGCGGGTGACGGAGTAACCGGACTCGAGGACCGAGCGATCCCACCAGTCGGAGTAGTTGAATGGCTGCTGTCCCTTCCAAGGGTTGACGACTGTGGGGTCGCAGCTGACGAACGAGTCGCGCTGGACAACCCATACAAGCTCCTTTGTGGGGTGGTTGAAGTTCATCTTGATCTTGTTGGCAGATGAGGTGACCGACTCGCCGCCCGTGAACTGGAGCTGCTCAATGAGGTACTCGTGGGAGACCTGGGCGAAGCGGCGGCGCTCATCGGTATCGAGGTAGATGTAGTCTACGTAGAGGGAGGCGGAGACGAGACCGGCGGCGGCAATGCGCTGCTGGATAGGGTAAGAGGTGTTCTGGACAGAGACACCGCCGACCGTGGATGTGGCATAGTCCCACTCGAGGTTCTGGAGGGGGTTGAACTCGAGCCAGATCTTGACTTCGTGGTACTGGAGAGCAATGAGAGGGAGAGCCAAGCCAGGGTTGCGGTTGAACCAGAACTGGAAGGGAATGTAGAGTGTGTACTCAGGGGCGCAGTTGCGGACCTCCTGGGAGGCGTGGGGCTCGCCAGTGCCGCACCAGTTGTCGCAGCCCTCACCGCCCTGTACGAGGAGGTTGGTGAGCTGGGGTACGTTGCCTACCATCTCGGCGTAGCCGGCCTGGAGACCTGGCTGCTGGGTGAGCTCGTTCCAGATCTGGAGCCAGTCACCGTAGTGCTTGTCAATCTGCTGACCACCGATTTCAACGTATACGTTGTTGATGAGGTTGTGGCCAACCCAGTTGAGCCAGCGGAACTGGGCACCTGAGCCGTCAGACGCCTGGAGCTGGACCTGGGGGAGTGTGCACTGGAGGTATACACGGTGGATCAAGTCACCGTTACGGGAGATTGTGCACTGTACCTTCTTGCCGAAGTTCGCCGAGCCGTTGAACGTCTGCTCAATGGACTCCATGGCGAAGTTTGTGTGGCGACGGTAGACGACCTTGAAGAAGGTAATCTGGGGGTTGCCTGTGAGGTAGATATCCTGGGCGCCATAGGCGACGAGCTGCATTAAACCACCGGAGCCCATTGTTGTTTATACCTGAGCCCGAGAAAAAAATTTTCGGGCTCCGGGAAGATTTCGGCAGAAATTCCTGCCCGCAGAGCGTTACGGTCTAAACCCATATTTTTGCTTTTCTTAATATAAGTGGTACCATGTCTCAGCCCTTATCGTTAGATAACCTATTGAAACCAATGGGTGAGGTGGAGCCTGCCGCTCCCAGAATACCAAAGACACTAGAGCCCGCTAAAACTCTAGAATCTTTCCATACACAACAAATCCAAAAGATTCGTGAGGAGAAGACAAATCTTCCGAGGTTGCGTTTAGAACTGGCGGCAAAAAAGGAGAAACTCGCTGCCGTTGAGCAGCAATTCTTACAACCAAGTGCTTTAACAAATGCTAACGATGTATTAATCCTGGCGTCCAGACAAAAATTAGAAGATGAAGTCATTGCCCTGGAAAAGACAATTCAACAATTGGAGAACGGTACCGCCGAAGCCGATTATTTCTTACGTGTCGGTGATATTCTCTTTTCCTATAGCGACGCCCAAGAACGTATTGCGGGCGGCGAACGACCCGCAGAAGTTGTAGCAAAGGGTAAGATGCCGGCAAACAGCGTCTATTCATATTTTACCGCCGAAGTTGACGATAAATCCACAAAGACGAACGATTTAATACCTGAAGTACAAAAAGCATCGGCGATTACAAATACCATTGGATTTAAGCGTGATAAGGCGCTGGAATCGTACTTGACCGCGCTCAATCCTACCGCAATTCAGCACGAAAATAGTATCGCCTCGTCAATTACGGAAAACTTTGGAAACTGTGCCGTTTGTGAATCCGAAATGTTATTTAACGAAACCTTTTTGGACTGCCCTCAATGTGGATACCGTGACTATGTTCTGGTTGATTCTGAGAAGCCGTCCTACAAGGACCCGCCGCGCGAAATGTCGTATTACGCCTATAAGAAAATTAATCACTTGAACGAATGGCTGGCGCAATTCCAAGCAAAAGAAACTACCGAAATATCGCCTGCCATTCTGGACCAAATCAAACAGGAACTCCGTAAGGAACGTATTACCGACATGAGCAAACTCAAACCTTCCAAGTTGAAGGATGTAATTAAAAAGTTAAAGTTAAATCGCTGCTACGACCATGTTGCGCATATTCTCAATCGCCTCAACGGTATTTCCGCCCCCGTATTATCGCGAGAAGTGGAAGAGAAACTTCGGTATATGTTTAAGGAAATCCAATTTAGTTTCGTGAAACATTGTCCTAAGAAGCGCTCCAACTTCTTATCGTATTCTTTCGTACTTTATAAATTCTGTGAACTGCTGGAATTAGACGATTATCTACCGTGCTTTCCTTTGCTCAAAAGTCGTGAAAAACTCTATATGCAGGATAAGATTTGGCAGAAAATTTGCGAAGATATGGGATGGGAGTTTATCCGAACTGTTTAAGAATATTTGAGTATAAACGATTGAATTCATGATTGTAAATCACTACATATATTTCTTGAAATCTATCAGGATATTTTTTCGCTTCTTCTATTGCGATTTTATGCGCTTTTTTAGCGGCTTCACAACATACGGGTATTAATATATTAATATCCGTACGTAATTGGTGTTTATAGGTTATGTCCATTGGTGAATACCTAGAGATTCGTAATAACTTTTATCGTCTAATTTAACGGGCTGTTGCTGTTGCTTTTGCTTTTGCTGGGGCTTTGGCGGCTCCGTTAAAAACATATTTCTCATTCCTTTGATTGGTATAATATTCCCGTAACCGAGTGTATCTAGAATATACTCAAAGAGCACCTTATTTTCGTGGTTTGACTCAAACAGAATTGTAGGATAATTGTTTTGTTTGATAGTCTGGACAGCACCCTTGAGAACATTAAGTTCATTATCCTCTACGTCCATCTTAATAAATCCGATATTCTGGAAATTATATGAATCTAGCGTTCGTACTTCTACCTGCTCTTGTGCGAGAACCGGATCGGTAAATGGTTGTAGAGACGACCCTCCGCCATCCTGACTACGAATATTAAGTGTTTGGGTTCCCACTTGGTCTGGGGCTCCCAAAGCAACATTATAGGCAGTTACATTTTTAGCATCGGAAAGGGCAATAGATCCGCAGAGTGCGTAATACGTCATCTTCTGTGGCTCAAAACTATGAACCTTGTTTGTATACATAGAAAGAGCAATAGAATAGGTTCCGGTATGCGCACCAATATCTAACATAGACGTATTTTTACAGAACTGCCGACACCAATCAATCAACGCTTTTTCAAAGAGTCCATGGTCTGCGTAATATGAGAGATTGTTGGCAGGTAAAATATAGACCGTTTGGGTATTTGGATACATAAGTTGATTCCTAGAATCGTTTGCTGTATCATCTGTATGTTGCTTGGCGAGTATAAAATACTTCGTTGACATTGTCTTACGATTAGGTCTAAATCTTGCTCTAAATAGAGACCCTATCTACGATGCCCGTCTATGTCGGATTTGACATGGGTATTCGCAATCTGGCGTATTGTGTCATTGAACACGGTATTTCCGGTGAATGGTCCGTAATCGCCTGGGACAATATCGATTTACTTGAAGGGGGCGAGACCGCCCAAACCGCCAAATCGTGTACTGGCTGTGGCTCTGGAGCAAAGTGGATTTGTGTCGGCGATGGGACGAAATGGTGTAAGGGATGTGCGACCGGTGTTCGTGTGAAGAAGGCTGCGGTTGCGAAGCCATCGCTACCTTGCTTACCGTGCGCCCTCGGTGCCAAAGAACTCAAAGCGTTGGCGACTGGACGTGGGGTTGCCGATGTCAAAAAGATGAAAAAGGGCGACCTGGTGGCATGGGCTGAAAAGGAGTACCTAGTACCCTGGAAACCGGTCAAGACAATGTCGGTTGGTCTAGATACGATTCGGCGTGCCATGAATACCTGGCTTTCGTCTGTGCTTCTAACAATGAGTCGTGCTGCTGTCATTCGGCTGGAGAATCAGCCGGCGATGAAAAATCCTACTATGAAATCGGTTCAAATTATGCTCTATACTCTTTTGGCGCATCGATTGGAAACGGAGCATTCTTGGACCGGTGGAATTGAATTCGTCCATGCCTGTGTCAAATCCCGAGGAGTGGATTATACCGATATCAGCGGTGCGTCTGGGGAATATAAGGCGCGTAAGGACGGTGCCGAAGCCGATGTGGCTGGGCTGTTGGCGAAGGGGGGAGAGGGGGCGAGGGTTTGGAGGGAGTTCTTTGCCGGTCGGTCCAAGAAGTCCGATTTAGCCGATGCGTTTCTTATGGCGTACCGACGTAGCTGAGCCACTCCTCTCTCATTAACTCTTTGAAGGCGATAAAATCCATATCCGAATCCGGCATATACTGGTGTTTTACACCGTTGTCGCCCAGGTAATCAAAATAATCGTAATGGGCATCATCATCCTCGTTATACATATAGCATTGTATCGTTATACATGGCTCTGTGTTAGCTGCGAGATTCGTGAGTCGGTGAGTTTGATTGAGGGTTGGGCTAATCCACGTCACCTCATCCTTCATGAAATTTTCGGTGGCAAACGGCTCAACCGAGTCTTTTTGGTCGCAGAGAAAGGGGAACAATTCCACCTGAATGGAACTGTGGAGAACACGAATGACCGCGTTCGCTGCGGAATGGCTGTGAATCGGTGAATAGTGTCCCACCGGCCAAATCTCCATAACATACGGTACACCAGGAGATTCGCCGCTGTTCTGTCCCATAGTAATACGTAAGTAGGTTTCTAGGGGACGGGGCTCTTTGCTAAATTCCGTAGCCTTTTCTGCGAGTCGCTTGTAGCACCAGCCGTTAGGATTGTTGATACTCTGTTTGATGGCATCGGAGAAATTAGGAAATTCTTGGTCGTTTAAGAGAAAATTCTTGCCCACAATACAATCGTACAACTTTTGTGCCATCGGTGACAAATTCGCCTTCGGTAAGAAGGCGCCCGAGGCGATATCACGCATCGTCAAATCATCGGTATCTTTGACTCTGAGTGGCACATCGGATGTTATCGGATCACGTAGAAGTCTCAGTGGCTTAACTGTATCAGTAGCAAATTCAACAAGAGTTAAACTTTCTAAAAAAGAGAGTACATCCTCCTTGAAGGTATATTTATAAATAACTGTATCCAATCGGGGCTCACCAACACCGCCATATAATGTTTTATTATGAGTATCAAGGCTGAACCAATAATAGGCTCCACTCTTATTGATTAATCCTCTAGTATTCTCTTTATCAATCAGTTCCTTCGGCTCCGAGGATGATACAATAAACACACGAACTTTATGTTCAATAAATTCAATACCCAATCCGTGTGTTTTTTCTTTATTTTTCAGAAAAAATATACAAGGCGTTTTGTTATCAGTACTTTCAAACAAAACAACGCCCTGTCCGTGTACTAGGAGAGGAATTACTGAAAATGCTCTTAAATCTTTGAGACTGCGAAATTTGGCGGGCATCGTCGATCTATATTAAGGGTTCGGATATGCGTTTGGGAATCTAAAACGAAGACAAAGGAGGTAAAAGAAGGAAACTATGAGCGGTCCTACGATTCGTATTTCCGATGGTGGATCGTTCCCCGAAATCTCGGCTAGCCAGGACCTGGGTCGTTCGCTTGATGTCAGCCAAAACGACTTTGACCTAAATTTACTCGGAAATCAGCGCAAGATTGCGGGTTCTATGAGTCGTCCGGCGTCTCCGGCAGCCGACTTGAAGCCCGTAGATGATATTGAATTTGTAAGCCTTGATGATACAAATGTTACATTTGATGTGAAGCCATCCGGTGGTGGTGACAATATTCGCATTATGCGTGATACAAGCCCTTCCGCTCCCATGAGCGGTGGCGGCGGCTCTGAGCCTTTCCGTCTCGGCAGCTCCGCTCCTACCATGACCCCTACAACGATTCCTGCTGTTTCGGCACCTGCGGCTCCTGCTGCTGCTCCTCCTGCGCCTGCCGCCAAGTCCTGGTTCTCTAGTATTCCTGGACTCGGTAGTCCCGCTGCTACAAACGCTGCTGCCAATGCAGCGGCGGCGGCTCCTGCTACTGGTGGTATTCGTAGTTGGTTTGGTGCCGGCGGAAGTGATACTAAGGAAACGTCTGCCGTTGCTTCAACACCTTCCGTATACCTGACCCCCGAACAAGAGGCAGTCAAGAAGTCTGAGGGCTTGACGATTTTGGAACGCATGGACCGTAAGGGTATTAGTGGTACGAAGATGGCGATGAGCAATACACTAGAAGAGATTAATGCCGAAGTTGCTCGCCGCAAGGATTCCAAGGGTCTTGAGGCATCCCTTCGCTTCCAGCGCTCAATGCTCACAACGGTCACCAGTGGTATGGAGTTCCTCAACAGCCGCTACGACCCGCTCGGACTCCATCTGGACGGCTGGTCCGAGCAGGTAAATGAGAACATTGAGGACTATGACGAAATCTTTGAAGAGTTGTACGATAAGTACAAGGATAAGAGCAAGGTTGCGCCTGAAGTCCGTTTGATTCTATCACTCGGTTTGTCCGCTGGTATGTGCCACGTGACCAATACAATGTTCAAGTCTCGTATGCCTGGTATGGATGATATCCTCCGCAACAACCCCAATTTGGCACGTGAGTTCGCACAGGCGGCGGCACGTGAATCGGTCGGACCTGGCTTTGCGAACTTTATGTCGCTCGGACAACCTGGTGGTGGCGGAGGGCGTGGCGGAGGTGGCGGCGGTCCATCGCAATCCATGCCGTCTATGCCATCCATGCCACCTATGCGCTCTGCCCCACCGATGGAGGAGCAGTCATCGGCTGAGCCCGAAGGCGTACAAAGTGGCGGCTTTATGGGTATGATGGGCGGTATGATGGGTGGTATGATGCCAGGTCTCGGTGCGGCGATGCCCGCAATACCGATGGCGGGTCCTCCTCAAGCCCAGACAGTCCGTCGTGAAATGCGTGGACCCACCGGTGTAGATGACATTCTCGAGCAGTTGAATGCGGGAGGACGTCGTGACGCCGAAGAGACTGGCTCCATCGGTAGCGCCTACACAACAGAGACAATGCGTCGTGCCGGACTCAACCGTCGCTCTAAGAAGACGACGACCACACAGCCCACCGGTAGCGAGTTGACGCTTAATGTATAAATAATTCTTCAATTTGGTCAATATTATTGACGCTGTTGAATAGGTGGTTATTCCTTAGGGAGTTTGGCTTTGGGTGGTGGGGGTGGGGGTTCCGCTTTCTTTAGCGTAAAAAACTTTTTTACGTTTTCCTCGTATGTCTTTTGCTGCTTTTCAATATCATGTCCACACCAAGAAGGAATCAAACAATAGGGGCTATGCTCATTCGCAACAACCCATATAACAGAAAAGAAGAGGAGCGTAACCCAGAACGCCGCCGCAAGATTACGAGTCGCAATAAATACGACTGTAAAGAAAATGCCAGGTCGCAACCAAGGTGCCGATAAAAACTCCTCCTGCTTTTTCGTTAACTCCAGCGAAAGGAAGCGACCTCCTAAATTGAGCAATAACATAAAACAACCAATTATATAAGGATTCGTATTGACAAATAGAATAGCTTGGGAGAGCGGGTCTAAGACTCCGCCAATTGTAGGCTGTCCTGTATTATTATTTGGGCTCGGATGAGGCGATAAGGTTGGTGGTATGTTTACAGGTTGTGGTGGCGGCGATGATGGAATTTGAGACGGAATATTTACTGGTGCCATACCGCCCATGGTTAGTGGCGGCAAATAAGGATTTACAGATGTTGTTGGTAGGGCTGGTGGCGGCTGCGGATGAGGACCAGGTTGTCCAATCAAACAACTACCGCCCATAGTAGGCGGAGCAGTTGGTGGTGGCAAATATGGATTTATAGACGTTGTTGGTAGGGCTGGTGGTGACTGCGGATGAGGACCAGGCTGTCCATTCAAACACTGACTCACCGGAGTTAACCAACCGGCACCTTTCTTAGCACGTTTAGGCATCCTTATCGTGGTATGCCATTTTTATGTATCGGGGATCCTGTGCTTCTTACAATGAATAGGATGATAGTAGATTTACGTCGGCGATCCAAAAGAATATAATAACTAGTAGTACCGACGCTAATAACTGATGACTTTCTGCGACGTATGCAAGTGCTAAACCGGCGGCGAATCGTGCCGCCGGATGTAAGGCGGCATTATGGAATCCGAAACTATAATGCTTATCAAAATCAAGTGAAAAGTACAATAGGAATACGGTAAGTGCTATTGCTACAATAGTACCGTAATCCATCCGGGAATCTTCTTATTTAGTGACGGGTTTAATCTTGAATGGGGAATGTACTTACATCCTTTTCCTGAATGGCAAGCGGTTGCTCCTTGAGCACCTTCTCCACAAACCACTTCTTCGAGTTTGTGACCCAATCCACAGTATTTGAAGCGTTTAGGAAACCTTCGGGGCTCTTTGCTTCCGCCGACCATATTGATAGTAGGAAGAAGAAGAGCGCAAAGGTTCCCGCGTAGAATCCCATCCAGTAACATACCATAGCGGCGAGGGCTACTAGAAAGAATCCTACTGGTTGAATGATATAGAAGCGGAGTGCGTGGGGAATACGGTTCGCCACAGCACCTAAGAACACGACGACTACGACGGCAATCCACTTACTCGCAATTGGAGGATGCCAGATGGGACCTGATGGGGGGAAACCGGGACCTGCGGGCGGATTCATACTGCTTGTAATGGGCTCACATAGTTATTCATTAAAGTTGCCGGATTGAAGTCGGTCATTAGGGTCACTGGTTGAACGAAGAATGTATTACCAATTGCCTTCATAAATCGTATTCCTTTTGCGACATTTTGACTTGTATACGTCAGCAATGTCTTATGGGCAGCAATCGCATCGGCGTCTGTCGGATTTTTGGGCAATGATACCGGTATAGTATCGGGAGTAGGAATTTCTAATGGGTTATTTTGAAATCCCTCGGTCGGTTTATAGTAGCGATTAGAATAGCGCACTCGGTCCATCCACGCATAAATTGTGAGTACGACTGCCGCCGTAAAGAGACCTATTGATATTAAATGGCTTGCGTGCATCCTTATCTTGGAATATGAACTTTCGTCTGGGTAAAAACGCTAACCGCAAGCGGAAATCAATAAAATAAATAGACATCCCACGATTGGTACGTGTTCTTGTCAACCCATTTTGTAGATTTCCGCAAGCGGAAATCAATAAAAT